CCATGTTGTTCCTCAGGAACCATGCCAGCGCTGCATATCCAAGAAGTAGAGTTGACGCGCCAAAGGATGCCCATCTAAGAATCCCCTCTGTGTTCTTAGATTCTGAATTTATCGTTGGGTCCAGGGGGTTGTAGTATATACGTTTCACAGCGCCTTTTGCGGCATCCAATGTCCTCTTTGCCTGCTCGAATGAACTGAACCTGTCAGAAACCTTGCCAGTGTATGGTTTGCCGCCGACGGTGTATCCCACATTGTATATCACATCAAAGTATGTTCTGGTTGAATACTTGCCAGACTTTACAGTCACTGCCTTTATGTCTCCACTCTCCACGGTTGCATCAGTGAGGACATACGAAGAGGTGTCGCCAGTTATCTTACTTGCAAACACACCGATGAAGAATAGCACCAGACCAAAAATGCCAGAGATCACGCTTCCTGTTACCATACGGATGTTGCAATATCTTGCTATGTTGTCCATTGTACACTATGCGCACATTTCATTTTTCGTCGATATAAATGTATATCGACAAAAGAGATGAGCAGATATGTTCACTTCTTGTATATTTTGGTATAGTCGGCGGTTTTCTTCTTCTTTTTCTGCTTCAGTTCTATCATCTTTTTCTTCTGAGCAGCAGTTAATTCCTTCGCAGTTCTGGGAGTGTCTGTGGTTATACGCTTCTTTGGTCTACACGTGGGATAATATGTCTTTGTTCGCACCTCTCCACATGGTTTTTTTGTTTTGATGTCTATCCATTTTTCATCATACCACCGTTTCAAAGGTGCTTTCTTCTTGGGAGGAGAACTGCTTGTATACGGTTTTATTCCCTTCTTTTCCATTGCTGCTTTATACTTCTGGACAACTTGCCCTGAAAGGTATGCGGAAGGCCATCTACTTTTTGCATCTCGCTTCACTTGCAATTTAATACTATCATATAACTTTTGGTCTGTAGGAGTGGCCATTTACATATGTTTACGAATTAATTCACTTAACCAATGGAAATCAAACAATAATATTTTTGAGGTCATCAGACCACATCTGGATCCGAGAGGTATTTTCCAAGATAGAAAGTTCCTTCTTGAGCTTCTCAGCTTCAATGCGGAGTTTCTCTGCACGTTCTGTAGAAAGGCTAGAAATAGACATATCAAGCAAGTATTTGTAAGATCCCTCTGACTTGTAGAACTTGAGAGTGCGGAGCTCGGACAAAATAACGCTCTCGGTCTTCTTAGACAGAACAAGCTCATCATTCACGATGAGAGTGATGAAACGATGCTTGTTCTCGGCAATTGCGGCCTTGTGAGAGAGATCCTTGATCAGGTATGCCTTCCGCTTGGTGTAAAACTCCCGCCGGACCTCGAACCAATCGCGGATGATGTCCAGAGAACAAGCATACTTCTTAATCTTGCCTTGAGGGTCAAAGGCATGCATGTTAGTTGTGCGAATGACCTTCTCAAGCTTCAGGATACTGATATCTGGCTCGCCAGAATAGTCAATCTCAAAAAGAACATTCTTTTCTGTGTGCTTCTCACGGAAGTCCACGATGACCTTCTTCTCGACAAGTCCCTCCAGGAAATCCTTGTAATCAGAAGTCCATGTGCCAATGGGCAGCTCAGACACAACAACAGTCTTGCCATTCACCTTGGCAACACCCTTGCATGTAAAAGTCCCGTTATCATTCTGGACAATGATCCCAGTAAAACCCTTGTACCATGGAGTCATCGGCACCATATCCTTGCCAGAGATGAGACGCTTGACGTTGTCGATGATGTCCTTGGGATTGTAAGAAGGAATGTCAGTGCTGAACCCTGTCCCGATACCATTGGCACCATTTACGAGCAAAAACGGAATAGCAGGCACATACCACTCGGGCTCAATAGAAGAACCATCATCCTCAAGATACTTAAGGAGCACATCATCGGCCTGATTGAACACCTGGCGCGTCACGGGCGACAACTTTGTAAAGATATACCTGGCAGAAGCACAATCTTTCCCGCCAAGAATACGAGAACCAAACTGACCGTTGGGGAGCAGCAAGTTCATGTTGTTACTGCCCACGTAATCCTGGGCCATGCCTACAATGGCACCCTGCAGACTCTGCTCACCATGATGGTAGCCGGAGTGCTCGGCAACATAGCCAGAAAACTGCGCAACCTTCATTTCGTTGGTCAGGTTCCGCTTGAATGCGGCAAAGAGGATCTTACGCTGTGATGGCTTGAGACCATCCACCACGCTGGGAATAGAACGCTCCACGTCATACCGTGAGAAAAGAATGAGCTCCTTGTCGATGAAGTCAGGGACGGGGATGTTGGTCTTCGACTGGTCCAACTGGTTTCCGGGCTGGAAGTCGAGCAGCCAGGTCTTGCGCTCGTCAGGGCGAGACTTGTTGAAAGACCGGTCGATGAGCTCGCCAGAGTCTTCGGTCCACCCAAAGATCTTCACGAGCGACTTGAGGTTCTTGAAGTACTTCTTGGCATCTTCGGATGTGCTTGTTCCGAGACCCTTGAAATACTTGATAGACCACTTGGCACAGTCGGCAGTGTTCTTCTTCCAGCTCTCATAGTCAGGAAGACTGTAAAACTCATTGATATCCTTACCACGACTTGCCACCACGATGGGAGTGGAAAACTTCTTCAGGAACCCTGGGACGGCAAGGAGGCTGGGGAACTGGGCGTGGAAGAAGTTCATAACGAGGGCGGAAATGTGGGACCCGTCAACATCAGCATCAGTCATAAGCATGACAGAGCCATAACGCAGAGATGACGCATCCTTGTAAGTCTTTCCAACCTGAAGACCCAGGATTTGCTTGATGGCGGCAATCTCTGCATTTGCAGCAATGCTTGAAACCGAGGCATCGCGCACATTGAGCAGCTTACCACGGAGGGGGAAGATTCCATACCTTTCGCGACCCACCACGGCAAGACCAGCGGTTGCCAGCGTGGCAGCCGAGTCTCCCTCTGTCAGGATGAGAGTGCAGAGACCAGAGTTTTTGGTGCCAGCCCACGCAGCGTCCGTGAGCTTCTTGATGCCCGTGAGACGAGTCTTCTTGACGCCATCGGTCTTCTTGAGCAGCCGTGCGTCGACAAGGCTCTCGCGAACATTCATCTCGGCAATGACAGCGTCGAGCACAAGACCCGTTGCCTTCTTCAGGAAAGCAGCAGAAGGGGAGAACTTTATGTTCCGCGACGTGAGAATGTCCTTGGTTTGACTAGAAAAAGTCGGGTTCACGACCTTGGCGTTAACAAACACGAACAGTTTGTTCTTCACCATCGCTGGCTTCACGATGGTCTTCTTCTTAGATAAAGCCGTCTCCACAACAGCCTTGGCGATAGAGTTGACTACAGCGTCCACGTGAGTTCCTCCACGAGCAGCCGAAGCATTCACAAAAGACACACATGCCAACTCATTGGCAGGTGCCATGCCGATGCTCCAGCCATCAGCGGATTCAAACACCACTTTTTCATCGGTATAAAGCTTGAAGTAATCCAACGGAGTCTTGACGTCTAAACGCTTGTTATCCAAGAACACGCGAACACTGCCAAGGACAGCGGCCATATCATAGACTCGGCGAACAAGAATCGACCGGGTATCATCGTCAATGTCGACCATTCCAAAACGCGCAAGGTCGGGAACAAAGGACGTTGTAATAGATTGAGACTTACTGGATTTTGTAATTTTTGCCTTTGACACGGAGTTCATATTATCAGACCAACTTTGGATATACTTATGCGAACCGTCATAGATCTCAACGCTAAAGATCTTGCTGAAGATGTTGGTGAGCTTTGAACCATAGCCATTGCGACCAGCTCCTGTGCGCTCCTTGGTATCGTCAAAGTTCTCGCCAGACAAAAGATGCCCAAAGATCATCTCGGGAATATAAATGCCCTCGTCATTCTTCTCGAGAGGAATGGAACACCCGTCGTTGTAAACAGAAATAGAGTCCTTTGAGATGGTGACCTTCAGCGTGGTCATTGCCCCGCCACGATTGAAACAATCAGCAGAGTTGACCAGGATCTCATCAAAGATCTTCAGGAACGCGGGAGAATACAGAACATCTTTTTTGGTGATTTTTGCGCCATCATAAACAAAGTCATTCCTGAGTTCTTTTTCGACAGCCCCCACATAGGTATCGGGCCTGGCGAGCACGTGTTCGCGCTGGGAGAGCTTGATGTACTTGCTTGCCATGTCTATTGTCTTAGAAACAAAGTAATACTAAGTGAGCATTTTGTCGATATAAATACGCCTTAGAAGTCTCCTGGGTCAAATGACACTTTTTTTCGGGCATTTTTAAAAAATTACAAATTTTAGAAAACAGCCGAAATGTCGTTGATGTATGGATGATTCATTGCTTCTGCCATTGTGATACGCTCGTTTGGGTCAATTCGAACCATCTGCTTGAGCAAGTTCTTCAGTTGAACTCCACAATTCATCTTGTTTATCTTCTTGTCAATGGACTCCTGCGATGGTGTATATGCTAAGCTATTCGTGCGTTCTAGGAGATCATCTACTGAAAAAATTGTGTACAGTGTCACACCGAGAGAAAACACATCCGCTTTCTTCCAATCAATAGAGGAAAAATCAATTCCAATCTCGGGAGCCGCATATGAAAGAGACCCAACAGAACCGGTAGGAATGTGAGTGTTCAAGTCCACAGCAAACCCCCAATCAGCCAGCACGGCATCCGCGAACGAGTCGTTGATAAAAATGTTGTCAGGTTTGATATCGCGGTGAACAATATTGCGGGCATGTGCGTGACTCAGAGCGCCAACCATCGCACGTGTAAATGTGTTCTGTTGGATCTGAGTTAGCAGCTTTCCAAGCAATCTGGTAAGCATGTCCTGCTTGAACACCGGTAAGATGATGAAAGGCGTGTCATTGTGGAACCCAAACTCCAGAGGAGCAATGATGTTTTTGTGGGACAATGACTGTACAATACAGTACTCGCGCTTGAAAATTTTCTCACTCTTATCGTCATTCTTAATCGCACTCTTCATCACTGCTTTGCCACCGGTTGTATTATCTCGCACGATATGAACAATGCCGAAATTGCCACTTCCAAGTTTGCGTATCTTGGTGAAACGCTTGGGGGCGCTCCGTATGCCAAAGCATGCCAGGAAGTTCATGTTGTTATTTTTTGTTAGAATTCGCGTTGGTCCTAATATATAGACAGATTGACACCAGGGTCAAACAATACGTTGTCATTTGACCCTGGCACCCTGGCAGAACATATAAGGAAACAAAATGATCAGAAGATCACTAAAAAATCCAGAAGATGTCTGCCTTTAAAGCCATCATCTCCGATCGAGACACCGATCTTGCCAAGAATTTCGAGTTTGATGCGTATCTGAATACGGGCCTTGATGGTATCGCTGCAGATACCATCGAGGGGCGGAAAGAAACATACGGTATCAACTCGGTCCCCAAAACCCCGCCCAAGAGCATCTGGAGAATCATGCTGAATACCATGTCGGACCCTCTGCTTGGTCTGCTGGCAATCTCTGCCACAATCGCCACCATCTTTGGCATTGTCTTCGAGGAGCAGAAGAAGAATTCAGAGTGGATCGAGGGAATTGCGATTTGGTTTACAATTATAGTAATTGTCGCAATCGGGTCTTACAATGATTTCAAACAGGACAGGGCGTTCCACAAGCTGAACTCAGAAAACGACACCTACATGGTGAAAGTAATCCGAGATGGTAACGAAATGCAGATATCCAACAAAGAGCTGGTGGTAGGAGACCTCGTGATTTTGTCTGCAGGTGACAATGTCCCAGCCGATGGGTACCTCGTGACAACGAACAAGCTTGGCCTGGACGAATCCGCACTGACAGGTGAGGGCATCACCATTATGAAGAACTTTGAGACCGATCCCTGGCTGCGTTCGGGAAGCGTTGTCACCGAGGGCATCGGGTCCATGTATGTCATTGCCGTGGGGCAGAACAGCGAGTTTGGCCGCACCCTTGCTCTGGTCCAGAAGGAGTCAGGGAAGACCCCACTCCAGAAGAGGATTCTCCGCTTTGTCAAGTGGTGTGGTATTGTGGCACTGTGCGTGAGTATGTCAGTGTTCATTGCCCAGACTGTGCGGTGGACCACTATGGACCCCAGGCCCCCCGTGTCAAGCGGCCCCCTCAAGTACATCGTGTTCTCTATCACAATCATTGTCGTGGGTCTGCCAGAGGGACTGCCTGCCGCCGTCATGATCACCCTGACATACTCCGTCAAGAAGATGCTGCAGGACAATCTCTTTGTCCGTCATCTCTCTGCATGCGAAACCCTCGGAAGCACTTCGATGCTCCTGAGTGACAAGACAGGTACGCTGACCGAAAACAAGATGTCCGTGGTAAAATGCGTGCTGAACAACACCATGTTCGACCACACACCGCCCATCGGAAACATGAAGGCGCTCTTTGAGGACATCCTCATGAATTGCTCCATCAACTCGTCTGCATTCCTCACGGAGGCACACGGTGTTGGTAGTCAGACAGAGGTCGCTCTTCTGCGCTTTGTTGACTCTTACTCCAACCACCTGACAATTCGCGAAAACAACACGCCGACCGAAATCACACCATTCTCGTCCAAGACCAAGATGTCATCGGTGGTCGTTAACGGTAAGACATATCTGAAGGGTGCCCCCGAAATCGTGATGGAGACCTGTGCCCATGTCGCAACCGTGGAGGGAGACATTGTCATGTCGGACGAAATTCGCAAGTCTCATATGGGGCATGTCCGCATGATGGCATCATCAGGCCTCAGGACAATTGCTCTGCTGCGAGATGATGTGCTGCTCGCAATCTTCGGAATCAAGGACCCCGTCAGGCGGAGTGTCCCGGCCGCGGTCAAGATGTGCGAAAGCGCTGGTATCGGTATCATCATGGTAACTGGTGACAACATCGACACGGCCAAGCACATCGCCAACGACATTGGAATGATGAAGCACGGTGACATCGCAGTAGAAGGTAAGGACTTTAGGAAGATGAGCAGGGAGGAACGTGTTGCGATTGCCCCCAAGCTGCGCGTTCTGGCACGGTCTTCTCCTGAAGACAAGTTCGAACTCGTGAAGCTCTACAAGGAGTTGGGGCACGTGGTCGCTGCCTCTGGTGATGGTGCCAACGATGCCCCGGCTCTGAAGGAAGCCGACGTGGGTTGTGCTATGGGCTCTGGAACGGACCTCGCCAAGGAGGCATCTGACATCGTCATCCTCAACGATGACTTCGACTCAATCGTAAGCGGAGTTCGGTGGGGCAGGAACATCATGGCAAACATCCGCGCTTTCATCACTTTCCAGGTGGCAATCAACATTGTTGCACTAGTCGTTGTATCAACTGCCGCCTTTTCGAGGGGAACCACACCTCTCAACGTGGCACAGCTGGTGTACGTAAACCTAGTGATGGACTCTTTTGCCGCCATCGGTCTCTCAACTTCTCCGCCATCCACTAATCTCATGAACAAAAAGCCAGGACATCGTGACGAGTTTGTCATCACGGTAGAAATGCTCCGCAGTATCCTCCCACAGGCCTTGTATCAGGTCGTTGTTCAGCTTGTGCTCTTCTTTGTCACTCCGGAACTGATTGATATTTCCGAAAAGCAACTCTCCGGACTAATGTTCAACACTTTCATCTTTTGCCAGATCTTCAACTTTATCAACGTCGTATCAAAAGATAATATTTTCCCCATCTTCGCAATTTTCAAGAAATACATTGCTCTGGCCTGCGTGTTTGGCCTTGTTGCCCTCCAGGTAATCATCATGTTCCTTATCGGAAACTTCTTCAAAATTGAGAAGATTACTCCCAATATGTGGGGCGTCTCTGTCGCAGTGGGCTCCGGATCTGCCTTTATGCATGCTATCGTTGTTCTCACATACAACTGGCTCCAAAATGATAACATCTAAATTTCTTGACTCAGAATGGCAATGTGTGATTGTAAATCAGAAGAATAATAATTCAGCATTTGGTTTCAAGTGGTCTCGTGAAAAGTTGCCATATATCGACAAATCAGACATATGATATGTCGCAAACATGTAAACAACATGGATACATCAAAGGCAGAAAAGTATCTTCAACTCGCGGAATTTCAGGCACAGTTGTTTTCAAAAGATGAAAGCACCAAGGTGGCCGCACTTGTCCTCGACAACAACCAAAACATACGCAGTACAGGATTCAATGGTCTGCCGCGTGGGTTTGAAGAAACAACCGAACGCTGGTCAAAACCAACCAAGTATGACTACGTAGTGCACGCGGAAGCAAACGCAATTTGCTCAGCCGCAAGGAATGGAGCGACGCTCGCGGGATGCACATTGTTCTCCACACTCTTCCCGTGCAACGAGTGCGCAAAACTAATCATCCAAGCGGGTATCGCCAAGATAGTCACAAGAAAGCCAGAAGAAAACTCGTCCTGGCTTTCAAGTTTCGAGAAAAGCAGAGAAATGTTCGACGAGTGCTCGGTGGAAATTGTGTATATTTAATTTCAAAAAAAGAAATTTAAAAAAAAAAAAAAAAAAATAAAGGAACTACCCTATACCTAAAAACTACTGTACCGCGTCTTCTTGGTATACTATACTATACTATACCAACTAACTTAAATATTTATATATACCAGAAACAATAGTTATGAAAATATATAAAACTACACTTCACCTGTGTGGTTGTGGTTATGAAACAATACTTTCTGGAAATGCCACTAAACATAAGAAAGTTGATTGTGGTCATACAATGACATCTGTGTCAAAGGAATTTGTTCTGAAAGAAGATCACTTATCAGCTATCAAAGAAACATCTGGGAATGTATCTATTTCTGGTGATAATAATGTTGGGATTGGAACACAACATATTGATACTCAAAACAATATAGATATTGGAACGCAAATCAACATCACATTACAAGTTCCAGATAAAACAGTCATCGCTTCAATTCAAGAAGCGGTGAAGAATGATGATTGCATAGAGGAACTGCGATGCGCCGACCCCCATGAAATACCCGCGATATTGTTCAAGTATACGCGGGGCACGAAAGCAGAACAAAAAGTGATAAAATATGATGCAGATAAGAACGTGGTACGACATGTAGACCCCGTCACCGGCAAGGAAGTCGCCAAGGACCTCAAGAGATACAGAAACGAATACTTGGTCAAGAATGCCGACGTGTACGATGATGACTATTATATACCATACATGCCACCGAGAGTTCAACGGAGCATGAAGGAAATGTCCACACCATCTTTTGACTCCGGCAAGAAGAAAGAGAAACAAATCCCCGCGGCAGATGTCATAAAGATGTGCGCATCAGGAGACCACAGAATGTACAAATTTCCCGTAGAGACCAAGAAGTTTTACACTGACGTTGCCGAGAACGTCGACAACGAGATAAAGTCCACGGGAAAAGGTGAATAATTGTAAAGTTTTACCAAAAAGGATATTTGATAGAATTATATGAATCCGTCTAAAAATTTTCAAGACTATACACTTGCGGGGAAAGGGGCCTATTCACTTCAATTAGACCAAATTGATCTTGTGGGCGGATATGACTCTACATTTGTTGGTTTGAATGCAGGCACACGGATTCCCGCAAGCGATGAATCTTGCCAGAGAAACACCGGTGTGGGAGCAAATGCCATGGTGTCATCGCAAACCGTGAGCAACACGACTGTTGTTGGTGCATATGCTGGTGCCGGGTTACAAAATGCAGAATCGACCAC